ATATGATACGGTTTTAAATATATACAATCAATCATATACTCAAATAGATTTTATAAATGGAATAATTGGTTTAGTAAATGAAAATACATATGGATTAGCTAAATTAGAAATAATGACTGCAAACGATAATCCAAGTTATACCGGAAAATCATTACAAATAATCGATTATAAACTATTTACAAAACCACCAGAACAATCTGAATTACAAAAAGCATATAGATTTAAAATTGGACCAAGTGGAAGTATTGTAAAGGAATTTAGTTTTTCAATGGAATTGGGTGAATTGGCGCAAGCTCAAGCTTTGTATCAATCTCAATTGAATTTGAATAGTATAAATGCTGGAGAAACATTTGATAATTCTTCAAATTCATTTACTAATAATGAAGCATATACATTATTTGATATGTCTTTTGCTCAAAATTCTGATGGATATTTTTCAATTAATGAAGTAGAAAAAGAAGTTGTATTATTGACTGCTAAAAATAATAAGCAAAAAACTATAACTCACAATGTACAGCCTGCTGCTAAAAAAACTGAAGCTGATAAAGAGGTTGAAAATTTACAAGATGTTGTTAAAAAGAAATCTATTAAATTTAAAGTAGGTAAAGAAAATAAAACATTAATATTTTTAGATACAGGTGTAATTAAAAACAAAATTAATAAAGAAACAAAAGGTTCAGCACTAACTTATTTGGATATTTCATTTGCAATAGATGGTATGGCTGGATTAAGTTGTGGTGAATATTTTCAAATAGATGGTATACCAGAAATATATAATAAAAATGGTATATTTCAAATTACAAACGTAAAACAGGGTATTGATGAAAATGGTTGGAAAACCACAATAGAAGCTGGATATAGGGTAAATATAGAAGCAGTTATACCAAAAACATAATTATGTATAAGGATTTAGTAAAAGGTAGAGAAACATTTTCATTACAAACGCCTAAAACGATTGTACCAATTCCATCTGCTAATGATTATGCTGATGCATATTTGGTTAGATATTTTGTACAAAGAGTGAGCGATAATAATGGATTTGTTTACGAAGTGGGATTGCCAGAATATGAAGAATATTTTAGTAATCCATATTGGATAGCTGTGAGTATGAGATGGAGAATATCTGGTCCATTAAATGTGGTATATGATTCTAATGGTAATTTAATAGATAAGGGGGTGATTGAATCAAATAAAGCATCTTTATCAATAACTTCTTTGAAAATTAAAAATATTTCGTTATATTTACCAAACTTAAAACAATTTCATAAATAATGAAACACGTTACACAAACTGAAGCTGAAAATTTATTACACGATTGGAAATATAAAGGATATGCAATTGTGGATTTTCTTACCGAATCCGAAGTTGATGAAATAATCAATGAATTGGATACATTAAGAATTAATAGAAATAATTCAGATTCAAAGTGGGGAGAGTATGAACCATATATGCATCCTCATAAAGAATCTGAATTGGTAAATAAAATATTAGCACATCCAAAAGCAATAGAAATGATGGAGCTACTATTTGATTCGGAAGTGCAAGGTGTACAAACCTGGGCATATTTTAAGCCAGTTGGTGAGTTAGGTAGAGATGCACATCAAGATGGATTCTATTCACAAGCGGGTTGGAATAAGATTGCAAATATATCAATATCATTAGACCCATCGGATGAAACCAATGGTGGATTATGGGCTTACGAAGGTTCTCATTATTTACCATTATTGGATATTGAAGTGGATGAGGAAAGAGTTAAAACAAACCCAGGTAATTGGAGAAACGAAAGAGGTAAAGCATCTAAAATGCCGGAAGGACATAATTTTCCAAAAGTATATGCTACATTAAAAAAAGGACAAGCTTTTTTAATTCATTCTCACTTAGTGCATGGGTCTGATACAAATAATGGTACAACATCGAGATATTCCATTTTAAGTGGATATATGGTTAAAGGTGGATTTCTTAGACAAGGTGAGCATATGAAAAGAGAACCAATAGATGTTTATGAATTAAGACAAAAATATTGGGGAGAATAGTTTTGTAATTTCAAAAAATTTTATTATCTTTGTAGGGTATGAATCTAATAGAAACAAATAATGCCCTATTATCATTTTATAACGCCAATCATAGGGTGTTATTGGCTGTTCCTATATGGAGTTCTCCCAAAGCACATGAATACGATACATCCGTATCATTTTTATATCTTAGAACAAACAATTCGGATTACATTATAAACTTTAATCATATAGATGCACAACGATGCAATTTGATTAAATTTGATAAAATTATTTCAAAAGATACATTGGTTTTTGGTAATCGTTATTTAGATACCAAAGGACTCGATTATGAGTGGGTTTATTTTGAAGAGTATGGTAAACCATTCATACTCAATGAGTTCGCTGAAGAGGTTTATAAGGGGTACAGAAGCGATTTTAAATACCTAAATGATTGTGTACCTATAATGAGATGGTACGAAGTTCTAAGACAAATTCCAATCATATCAGAAATTAAACCTTGGTATAGATTATATTCAGATTCCATCAAAACATTGGGGAGGCTGGAGGGGGCTGGGGTGAAAGTCGAAGAAGAAAAATTTATTGATAGATTTCATTTTAATAAAGAATATCTTCCCAATGGATTTGCCTTTACAAAATACAATCCATATACGGTAACGGGCAGACCGAGTAATAGACACTTAGGGGTGAATTGGGCTGCTATGAATAAATCCGATGGTAGTAGGGGGAATATAGTGAGTAGATTTAAGGGGGGTACTCTATTACAATTCGATTACGAGTCCTACCACATTCGTATTATTGGTAAGATGGTTGGATACGAATTTCCCGAAGGTGAAACTGCGCACGAACATTTAGCAAAATATTATGGGGTTACGACCGAAGAATCCAAAGCTTTATCGTTCCGATATCTTTATGGTGGGTTAGATGATTTTGCTAAAGGGATTCCGTTCTTTCAAAAGGTGGATGAATACATCAAATCGGTTTACCAAAAGTTCGTAATTTCGGGCCGTTTAACGACTCCTCTTTATAAGAGGGAAATTCCATTCCAACGAATCGAAGGTGCGACTGAACAAAAGGTATTTAACTATTTGTTACAGGCATTGGAAACTGAAATCAATTATAAGAAAATTGAAGAAGTGTTGGTAAATTTGGATGGGGTAAGGTCAAAAATGATTCTATATACATACGATGCGTTCTTAATTGATGTACATCCATCGGAAAGAAATTCAGTATTAAAGAATTTAAAGAAGATATTGGAGAAAGGTGGGTTTCCTGTCAAATCATACGAAGGAACAAATTATGATAATTTAGAGGTTATTAAATAAAACTTTATATTTATATCATATAATTATATAGGAATAAACACGCAATAAATAATGACTCCAAATTTTGAAGAAATATTATTGGAATTAAGTTATAGGACTCCGCAAGGAATAGTTGATTTAACAAACGAAGAACATCTAAACGAACTCATCAGTATATTAGAAGAGAATGGCGTTTCAAATGCTAAAGAATTGGCATTGGAAGCTAAAAAGAGTTTAGAAAAATTATTAGCTACAACATTTAAAAACCCTGAAACGGGAAATTTAGTAAAAGTAGATAGTGCGTTAAGATATAAAAAATCATCACAAGCATATAAGATAGCTAATGGTATGCTTGATAAGAGTGGATATAGTGAAGATGATTTAGAAACAGTTGATGCTGGTCCCGATGATGAAGAAAAACCTAATGTGTTTGGTAAAGGTAAAGGAGCTGATGTGTTTCCATCTAAACCACAACCAAAGGTTAGTACAAAACCAGCGCCAATTACTACAAATGGTTTGAATTTAAAGCCAGAAGAAGTATCAAAACGAACAGCTGCGTTATCACACGTTATTCAAAAGGATTTTACACCCGAATTAAAGAAGAGTTTAGGAGATAAGGGAATAAAAACTTTAGTTGGTGGATTTGAAAAAATGATATCGGGCCAAAAAGTTAATGCACAAGAAAAGGATTTATTGCAAAAATTTGTAGCATTCAAAGATAAAGAAGGTGAAGCTACATTATATATAGCAAATGTAACGCCTGGTGAGTTTAAGAAACATAAGAAGGTTGAATTTGGTGCTACAAAAAGAGAAGCATTAAAACAACTTACTCAATCATTTGGATTACAATCTACAAAAGCACAAGAAGGTGCATTGGGTAAAAAAGAGGTTGTAGCAAATAAGATAACAAAAGCTAGAAAAACCATTAGTGCTGATAAAGGCAAAGATGGTTCTATTACATTGGAAGGAGTTGTACATAAACCAATTTCCATACCAAAAGAAAAAGATTTGGCATTAGAACTTAATAAATTAGGAATTCCAAATGCTCAAATCGAAGCCAAAACAGCCATTGCTGCTTTAAGAAGATATAACAAACAATTGGAAATGATGACGACTGCCGGAAAATTCGAGGTAGTTGATTTTGGTGATACATCTACACCTGAAGGTAGAGCCAAAACATTTGACAATGTTAAAAAACTTTATACAAATAAGTTTTCAGAATTATTTCAAAGAAATGGAGCTGTTACTAAAGAACAAAAGGCTATTTTAGATAAATTTAATAACATTAAGTTTAACCAAAATGGAAGTAATCCAAATTTTGAAAAAGAAGTGGATGATGTGTTAGGTGCAATGACTCTTAATAAAGATTTTAGAACGGCTGTACCCGATTTATTGGAAGTATTGGTATTTGCAAAAATGTTAGGTAGAGGATATCATGCATTTTTACCATCATCGGAAACATTTAAAGTATCAGATGTAATAGCATTTAAAGAACCTAATTTAAAATTATCTAAAGGTGGTAATGTTGCAAAATCAATTGCCGATAATTTTAAAATGATTAAAACCTCAATGGTGTTAGTTGGTGGACAGAGTGTTAAATTTGCTGAAGGTGGAGCAGGTCAGAGTGATTCTAAAGTAGAACAAACTGAATATAAACATCCTGAAACAAAAGTAGTATTACAAAATTTATTAAGTACGCATCAATTTGTATATGGAAAAAGTAAAGATGGTAAATACCCACCATCTACTCAAGATGTTGCAAAAAGAGAAAAGCAAATAATGTTTCATTTGGATTGGGCAGTGAAGAATAACATCATCTCAAAAGATGAATATAAAAGCATTGTGGATATGGCAGATAGACAAGCCGAAAACGCATTCCAAACTGCTATGAGAAATGGAGTAGGTCCTTTTTCAGAATCAGAAAAAGCTGAATATAAAAAATTACTAAGATTACATACATTATCTGGAGCATCTGTCCAATCTATAAATAACAATGATACAGACTTTAACTATTTTTCAAATGAAAGAAGTAAAGTTAACGAAAAAACGGGAGTAGTTGTTAATGAAGAGTTAGATGGTATTATTAAAAAATGTTGTATGGGATGGTCTTATAACCCAGGTTTCAAATTTAGTTCATTTGGTGGTAAAAAATGGATGACACCAAATAACGTTAATCCATCACATATAGTGTCGTGTGATAAAAAAAGAAGATAAATAAAAAATGAATACACAACTTTTATGTTTGTTTACATATAGAAATGAATTAGATACATCGTTACAATTTGTATTAAAGAATTATACACTTATTAATCCTAATATTTTTGTATTAGAAAGTAAAATTGCTGAAAACGATTTATTTATAACATATAATGTAGAGAAAGGTTCTGCGCCAATAGATTCTCAATGGAAAACTATTTTAGTTCATAGAAAGAAGCAATCAAATACAATTTATACAATCAATGCTTTAAATGAAGTTATCAAATCTAAGACAGGTGGTCAATTGGATACCACATATCAGTTGGATTGGAATGAATATAGAAATTGTATAATTACTACTTCAAATTACGGATATAAAAAAATACCTACTAAAGTTTTCAAAAATTTAAATTTATCAGATTTGTAATTTGGAAATTCAAAATTAATTTATTATATTTGTTGAAATAAACAATTTAATAAATTATGAAGGATATTTACCAAGGACCAGTTTACGAATTCCTTATAAATGAAAGCCTTAACAATAGGATGGGTTGGGGTGGTAATGCCGGAAGTATTGATGGTATTTCGGATTACGACTTAAACAATTCTAGACGTGGTACTACATTTATGAGAGAATTTCTCATTGAACAAAAACCATTTACAATTTTAGAAACGGGAACTAATTATGGTTCTTTTAGTTATGTTTTGTATGAAACATTAAATGATTTCAAACTATTCACATGCGATGCACATTCCGATAATCAATCGATGCGATGTGTAAATTTCATTAACGAATATTATGATGATAATAAAGTTTTTTATCAGAATATCAATAGTATTCAACTTCTTACTCAATTAAATAATACGGGAATCAGAGTTGATTTAGCTTGGTTAGATAGTACGCATACATATGATATGTTGTTAGAAGAAATGATGCTAACAAAATCATTACAGGCTAAGTTTATTATGATTGATGATTTTTGGACACAAAAAGAATTACAAAATGCAGTATTGGATTTTGTAAGACAAAACCCAGAATATAGGATTCATTCATTTTCAAATATTAGAGAAAATGTAGGTTCTATTATAATCTTACAAAGAGTAGAAGCAGACAATTTAAATTTAGATAAATAAGTTATATGAAAGAAGAAACAGCAAGAGAACATTGTGAACGAATGTATCCTGAAATGATGGCAGAGTTTGCAAAAATTCAAAATGAAATGTATGAAACATTTTGTAAGAAACAAAGAAACTACGGACCAGGCAATATTTCAGTAGGTACGGCATTACAATCCAAAGAAGATGTTAAATTATCACTTACAGGTCTTTGGTTCAGAATCAATGATAAGGTTCAAAGATTAAAGCAATTGGTAGTATTAGGACAGCCAGATGAAGTAGGAGAATCAGTACAAGATACATATGAAGATTTATCAGTATATGGGATTATTGCTCAATTAGTACAAAGAGGAAAATGGGCAAAATAAATTTGGAAAATACCAAAAAATATTGTATATTTGTAGAACAAAAAGATAAAAAGGTTATATTTAGATATAGGTAATATCGATATAAACCTCAACTTTAAAAACAATTATTAACTTTAAAACAAAAACAAAATGGACATTAAACTTGCCCTATCGAGATTCAACTCGTTACAAAACACTTCCAAAAAATCAGATTCACTTTGGAAGCCAACACCGGGAAAACATCAAATCAGATTAGTTCCCTACAAATTCAATAAAGATATTCCTTTCATTGAATTATTCTTTCACTACAACATTAACAACAAAACGTATCTATCTCCAATTTCATTTGGTAGACCTGACCCTATTGTTGAATTCGCTGAAAAACTTAAACGTACAGGCGATACCGATGATTGGAAAGCAGGTAAGAAAATGGAGCCAAAATTAAGAACATTCGCACCAGTTATCGTAAGAGGTAAAGAAAACGAAGGTGTTAAATTTTGGGGATTTGGTAAGACTGTTTACCAAGATATTTTAGGTTACATCGCTGACCCGGATTACGGAGATATCACCGACCCAATGAATGGTAGAGATATCGTATTAGAAATTGTATCAGCTGAAGAATCAAACGCAGCTTATCCAACAACTACAATTCGTGTTAAACCTTCTCAATCAAAAGTGGCTGATACGTCTGAAGCAATTCAGAGTATTTTGGAAAACCAAAAAGATATTACCGAATTATATTCGGAGTTATCTTACAATGAATTAAAAGGTGTATTGGAAAATTGGTTAAACCCATCAGCAGCAGTATCAACTGATGATGTAGTTGAAGAATTAGAAGCTCCTAAACAGGCTCCTAAAGCACAACCACAACCATCGGCTGACTTAGGTGGAACTACCGAAATCGGAGATTTACCTTGGGAAACTGAAGCACCTGCGGCACCAAAAGCAGCAGCACCAAAAGATGATGTAGCATCGGCATTCGATGATTTATTCAACAACTAAAATTAGGTTACAATGGCCAAAAGAGAAGAAGATTTAGCGAGTATCCTCGCCGATTCTCTAAACAAACAAAATAAGGATGGTAAGATTGCCTACTTCTTAGATGATGATGGGGGAGATGCTCCTACCAACGTTAAGGATTGGTTATCTACGGGTAACGCAATGTTAGACGTAGCAATTTCGAATCGCCCTTATGGTGGTTTGCCGGTTGGCCGTATTAGTGAGATTACGGGTTTAGAGCAGAGTGGAAAATCTCTGCTCTCCGCCCATCTCTTAGCAGAAACCCAAAAGAAGGGTGGTGTTGCAGTACTAATTGATACGGAAACCGCAGTAAGTAGAGAATTTTTAGAAGCAATCGGAGTAGATATCTCAAAACTACTTTATGTTTCAGTTGATACTGTTGAAGGTATCTTTGAAGCGTGTGAAACAATTATTGAGAAAGTAAGAACGGGTGATAAAGATAGATTAGTTACAATCGTAGTTGATTCAGTAGCAGCAGCATCTTCTAAGAAAGAGATGGAAGCTGATTACGATAAAGATGGTTATGCAACTGATAAAGCAATTATCATTTCGAAAGCAATGAGAAAAATTACCAATATGATTGGTAGACAATCAATTGCACTTATATTCACAAATCAGTTAAGACAGAAAATGAACGCAATGTTTGGAGACCCGTGGACAACATCGGGTGGTAAAGCATTAGCATTCCATGCATCTGTTAGATTGAGATTAAAGAGTATGGGGCAATTAAAAGTTGGTGATAGAATCGTTGGTATCAAAGTTCGTACACAGGTTATTAAAAATAGAATGGGGCCACCATTAAGACACGCAGATTTCGATATCTACTTTGATAGAGGTATTGATAACTACGGAGGTTGGTTAGCCGTAATGAAAGATGCTAAAATCGTAAAGCAAGCTGGAGCTTGGTACGAATACATCGATATCGATACGGGTGAAATTTCTAAATTCCAATCCAAAGACTTCGCTAAGATGTTGGAGAATGAGGAACTAAAAGACCAAATCTATCGTAGGATTTGTGAGGCAACAATTTTATTATACAAAAACAATTCGAATTCGGAAGAAGTTGAAGTTACAACGGACGGAGCAAATGAGTCAGATTAATAAGAAGTATTTAGATATACTAAAACAAATAGATGAAGAACATAAAGGTTTCGGTGATTTACATCGTAATTCAAAAACCTTAGTAATTGATGGTCTTAATACCTTCATACGTTCTTGGTCAACCGCACCTAATCTAAACGATAATGGTGACCACATTGGAGGAATAGTCGGTACTTTAAAAAGTATCGGCTACGCCATCCGTTTAATTAACCCCACACGAGTTGTAATCGTATTTGATGGTAAAGGGGGTTCAAATAGCAGAAAAGAAATATACGCAGGATATAAATCCGAAAGAGGTAAGAACAAAATCAAAATGAGATTGAATCGTGCCGCTACCGTTGAAATGAATCCCGAAGAAGAGAGTATCTCAATGAAACGTCAAATGACAGCATTGGGAGAACTTTTGTCTGCTCTACCTGTAACCATTATGATTTACGATGGAATTGAAGCCGATGATGTTATGGCATACATTGCTACTACTTTAAAGAAAGAAAATGAGAAAGTAGTGATAATGAGTTCGGATAAAGATTTCTTACAATTAGTAAACAAAGATGTAAGTGCATATTCCCCATCTAAGAAAAAGATTTACACAATTGATGAAGTAAAAGAAGAGTATGGATTTCATCCACATAATTTTATTAATTTCAGAATGATTGATGGTGATAAATCTGATAATGTAGAAGGTATTACAGGCTTAGGAGCAAAAACGATTATTAAAGCATTTCCAATATTAACCGAAGAAACTACGCATACAACCGAATCTATGTTAGAGTATATTGAAACTCTACCAAAGAAATCCAAAGCGCATGATTTATTTCAGAATAATTTGGAAATCTTAAAAAGAAATCGTAAATTGATGCAATTATCGGAGCCAGAGTTTAGTGGTAATCTACGTTTGAAAATAATGGATAGATTTGATGAACCAACTCCAAAATTTGATAAGCATTCGTTTTTAAAATTGGGATTGAAACATCGTATGTTAGATTCATTTCCAAATATAAACGATTGGTTACAATCAACATTTTCACATATAAGTAAATTTTAAAAAATAAGTTATGGCAGACAAAGTAGCACAACCAATTGGAGATAGAGTTCTCCTAAAAGAAGTAGAACAACAAAATGATAGAACTGCAGGTGGTATCATTATTCCAGATAGTGCAAAATTGGAAGATGTAAAGCGTGCAGAAGTTATTAAAGTAGGACCGGGCATTTATACACAAAGTGGAACATTAATTCCTATGAGTGTAAAAGAAGGCGATGAAGTAATTTTACCACCATACCATCAGGGTAATGAAGTTAAAATTAACGGAGAAAAATATACCTTATTAAGAGAATCAGAAATTTTAATGGTATTAAAATAATTTTTAAATTAAACATGGAGAAAAACTATGAAGTGTATTAAAGTAATTAAAGCAGCAAAATCCTATGAATTAGGTGATATCCGTAGAGTAGATAATGCAGAAGCGGATGTTAAAGTAAGTACGGGTTATTGGGCATTTTGTCCAAAATCAGAATGGAAACTTGCAACTCGTAAACCAAAGAACGACCAAGCTACCGACCAAGCAACCGACCAGGTTGAAAGAGTTAAATCAAAAAAACAATTAAAGAAACAAAAAGCTGAAGCATAATGGAAGCAGTAGATACATTAACCAAATATGGCCAATCGTATCAATCTAAAGTTGTAGCTTCACTTATATCAGATGTAAAGTTCTTAGAACAGGTAACTGAAATAACTAAACCAGCTTTTTTTGAATCACAAGCCAACCAATGGATTATTGGAGAAGTTCAAACTTACTTCAACGAATTCCGTGCAGTTCCTACAATGGAAGTGTTTAAAATTAAAGTTGGCGATATTGAGGATAAAGTTTTAAAGCAAACTGTTGTTGAGCAATTAAAATCAGTTTATTTACAAGTTGGTTCAGAAGATTTACCATATGTAAAAAAAGAGTATCTTACATTTGCTAAAAATCAAAAAGTTAAAGATGCCCTTCTAAAATCGGTAGATTTACTCAAAGCAGGAAACTACGATAAGATTATAGATACAATGATGGCAGCATCCAAAGTCGGTGTAGAAAACGATTTGGGATTAGATTACATTGACAATTTCGAATTGATTATGGAAGATGTTAAACGTAATTCCGTATCCACAGGTTGGGAAGTAATCGATGAATTAATGGATGGTGGATTAGGGCCAGGTGAATTAGGAGTTGTAATGGCGCCATCGGGTATTGGTAAGAGTTGGTTCTTATCCAAAATAGCTTGTTCAGCAGTTCAAAAAGGTATGAATGTTTTACATTACACTTTGGAATTATCTGAAAGTTATGTAGGACAAAGATACACAACAATTCTAACAGGTATTCAAACATCCGAACATAAGGAACGTAAAGAAGAAATCGTTCGTAAAATTAAAAACACTCCAGGTAGAGTTCGTATTAAATACTATCCACCACAATTTGCATCTGCAAAAACATTATCAGCTCATATTGAAAAATTAAAAGCTAGTGGATTCAATCCAAATCTAATAATCATAGATTACGCTGATTTATTAAAATCCTCTAATAGTAGAGATGGATTATATGCTGAATTGGGTGGTATATACGAAGAACTTAGAGGATTAAGTGGTGAAACACAAATACCAATTTGGACAGCAACTCAAACCAATCGAGCAGCAATTGACCACGAAGTTATTCAAGCTGATAGTGTAGGTGATTCTTATAAGAAAGTACAAACAGCTGACTTTATTATGAGTGTAAGTAGAAAAACAAAAGATAAGTTGTCAAACACAGGTCGTATTCACATCGTTAAGAATCGATTTGGACCTGATGGAATGACTTTCCCAGCTAAGATTGATACTTTTCACGGTGTTATGGATGTATTCGCTGCTAATTCGGCGGATGGTGTTATAGCTACCAAAGACTCTAAAAACGGAGAGAATTTGGAGAAAAAATTATTACATAAAAAGTATGTAGAGAATATGGGATAACTGAAAAATTGTCACCTAAAATTTTCTAAAGAAAAGGGAAAATTTTAATTTTTGATGAATAGTTATACCTACAACTCTAATAAAAAATTTACATAAGATGAGCAAATTATTTACAGAAAGAATCCCCTTCAAACCATTTGAATATCCGGATTATTATAATGAAGGGTGGTTGAAGCAAATGCAAGCATTTTGGTTACATACAGAGATTCCGATGCAAGGCGATGTTAAGGATTGGAATGAAAATCTTTCACCATCCGAAAAGCATTTGGTTGGAAACATTCTTTTAGGATTTGCACAAACCGAATGCGCAGTTTCTGATTATTGGACTGGTATGGTTACCAAATGGTTTCCAAAGCATGAGATTAGACAGATGGCTATGGCATTTGGTTCACAAGAAACAATTCACTCTATTGCATATTCATATCTTAATGAAACATTGGGATTAGATGACTTTGAAGGATTCTTACACGATGAAGCAATGAAAGAGAGATTTGAGTTATTAACGGGTACAACTGCCGATTGGACACCAAAAGATTTGGATACTAATCCAAAAGCTAGAATTGAGGTTGCTCGTTCATTAGCTATCTTTTCAGCATTTGCGGAAGGTGTAGCATTGTATTCTTCATTCGCAGTTCTTTACTCATTCCAAATGAGAAACCTATTAAAAGGTATTGGACAACAAATGAAGTGGAGTGTTAGAGATGAATCTCTACATTCCAAAATGGGTTGCCAGTTATTTAGACATATGTGTGATGAGTTTCCTGAATTGTTAGAGGAAGCAAAGGAAGATATTTACAAAGCAGCTAAAATCATTATTGATTTAGAACATAAATTCATTGATAAGATTTTTGAAATGGGTGATTTAGAGAATCTTAAAAAAGATGACTTAAAAGAATTCATTACAAAACGAGTTAATGAGAAGTTAGCAGAGTTAGGTTATAATCCAATACCGGGAGGAGATGATTATTTTAATTTCGATGAAGAAAAGGCATCTCAATTAGATTGGTTCTATCATCTTACAGGAGGAGTTACACACACCGATTTCTTCGCAATGAGACCAACAGATTATTCAAAAGCAGGAGAAGGTGAAAATTGGGATGATATATTTTAAAAAATAATTTATGAAAAATTTCGGAGAAGAATACGGATGGGAAGTGGATGTTGACTTTCCTTCTTGGGGTAACAATGAGATATATGTAAAAACTATATCCAAAACATATTTACAAGCCGGCGAAAAGCCAAAGGATGCATATTGGAGAGTTGCTACGGCAGTTGCTAAGAGGTTGGATAAACCACAATTAGCAACAAAATTCTTTGATTACATTTGGAAAGGGTGGTTGTGTTTAGCAACGCCTGTATTATCAAACACAGGTACTGATAGAGGTTTACCAATCTCTTGCTTCGGTATTGATGTGGGTGATAGTGTTTATGAAATTGGTTCAAAGAATTTAGAACTAATGTTGTTAGCAAAGCATGGTGGTGGTGTTGGTATTGGAATCAATATGATACGACCTGCAGGTTCTAAAATCACCGGCAATGGAACAAGTGATGGTATTGTACCATTTGCTAAAATCTACGATTCTACGATACTTGCAACGAATCAGGGTAGTGTTCGTAGAGGAGCAGCATCGGTGAACATTAAAATCGAACATAAAGACTTTGAGGATTTCTTAGAAATTAGAGAACCTAAAGGTGATGTGAATCGTCAATCACTTAACTTACATCAATGTGTTGTAGTTAGTGATAGATTTATGAAGAAAGTTGAAGAAGGTGATTCAGAAGCTCGTAGAAAATGGGGTAAATTACTTCAGAAGCGAAAGGCAACCGGCGAACCATACATTATGTATAAGGGTAATGTGAACAAACAAAACCCTGAAATGTACAAAAAGAATGGATTGAAAGTTCATATGACTAACATTTGTTCTGAAATCGTTTTACATACCGATGAGCAACATTCATTCGTTTGTTGTTTGAGTTCTTTGAACTTAGCAAAATACGATGAGTGGAAAGATACTGACTTGGTTTATACATCTACAATCTTTTTAGATGGTGTATTAGAAGAGTTCATTCAAAGAGCCAAAAATATGAAAGGGTTCGAAAATTCGGTTCGTTCAGCAGAAAGAGGTAGAGCATTAGGATTGGGTGTATTAGGATGGCATACTTACTTACAACAAAAAGGATTGCCATTCGAAGGCTTACAAGCTCAATTTGAAACTCGTAAGATTTTCTCTCAATTAAAGATTGAATCCGAAAGAGCAAGTAGAGATTTGGCAAACGAATATGGTGAACCATTATGGTGTAAAGAGAGTGGATTCAGAAATACTCATCTAAGAGCAGTAGCACCAACAGTTTCTAATTCTAAATTAAGTGGTAATGTTAGTAGTGGTATTGAACCTTGGGCAGCTAATGTATTTACCGAACAAACATCAAAAGGTACATTCATCAGAAAGAACCCTGAATTAGAAAGAGTATTTAAAAAGATTGGTAAGAATACCAAAGAAGTTTGGGATAAGATTTTAGCAGATGGTGGCTCAGTACAAGATTTAGATTTCTTAGATGAGTGGTGTTTCTTAGATGGTAAATTAGTTCAATGTAACGAAGTAACTGCTGAAGAACATCAACACAAATGTAGTTCGGTTAAGGATGTATTCAAAACATTTAAAGAAATAAATCAATTAGATTTGGTAAGACAAGCCGGAGTAAGACAACAATATATAGACCAAGCAGTTTCTCTAAACTTAGCATTCCCTGCAACCGCAGAACCAAAGTGGATTAATCAAATTCATATGGAAGCGTGGAAGCAAGGTGTTAAAACTCTTTACTATATGAGAACCGAATCAGTATTAAGAGGCGATATAGCAGCAAGAGCAATGGATGAAACGTGTGTAAGTTGTGAAGGATAAATAAAAATTTTTATGGCAGAAAATCAATCAGCAAAATTTAAAGAATTGACGGAGAAAATTAGAGAAGAGAAAACTGATAAACCAAAAGGACCTATTAAGTTCCAAATTCAGTTAAATGAAGAACAAAAAGAAGCTAAAGAAAAGATTTTAAATAACGCCATAACAATCCTAAGTGGTAAAGCCGGAAGTGGTAAAACACTCTTAGCATGCCAGGTAGCATTAGATATGTTATTTAAAAAGACTGTAAATAAAATTATCATAACTCGTCCTACTGTAAGTAAAGAAGAGATTGGATTTTTACCGGGTGATTTGAGAGAAAAGATGGAACCTTGGATGCAACCAATTTATTCCAACTTTTATCAACTTTACAATAAAGAAAAAATCGATAAGATTTTGGAAAGCGGACAAGTAGAAATCGTACCTCTTGCATTTATGAGAGGTAGAACATTTTTAGATTCATTTATTATTGTGGATGAAGCACAAAACTGCACAAACGACCAAATGGAAATGATTACATCTCGTTTGGGATTACGAAGTAAGATGGTTGTGTGTGGTGATACGCAGCAAGTGGATTTAAAATACAAAGGAGATAGTGGATTTAAATTCTTATTATCAACAGCAAAGAAGATTAAAGATATGGATTCACAAACATTATTAACCAATCATAGACATCCAGTTGTAGACTCCTTATTGGATGCGTATGATGAATTTAAAGAAAGACAAAATGGTAACAGTTAAGAAATTTAGTGCAGCGTGGTGTGGACCATGTAGAGCATTAGCACCGGTAATGAATGAAGTAAAGACTCAATTTTCAAATGTAATATTTGAAGATTATGATGTAGATGTAGCATATGATGAAGCTACGAAATACGGAATCCGTTCAGTTCCAACGGTAATCATTGAAAAAGATGGTAAAGAAGTAGAGAGATTTACAGGAACATCATCAAAAATGGCATATGTTAATGCTATAAATGAAAATTTAAAGTAAAATATTTGTGATTCTCAAAAAAAAGTGTTATATTAGACGTATGTTAAAAGGAGAAGCGCATCCAATGCACAAATTGACTGAAAAGCAAGTATCTCAAATTAGAGAACTTTGGAAAGTAGGTCATCGTAATGTCAAAGTATTGGCTAGAAACAATGGGGTTTCACCTGCTAACATTAAAAAAATAGTTACTAACCAAACGTGGACACATATGATTAAGTGGCCATACGAAAAGTAATAAGTTATGACTTCCGAAGAACAAATTGAAGAGATTTTATTAGAAGCTCATGCATATGGATTGTGGAAAGAAGTGTTAGATACAGCCAGCTCTATTATGGCTAAAGACCCAAAACGAGATAGAGTATCCGCATTTGAAGAAGCATTCAACGAATGGGTAAAATAGTTATATGAAAGTAGAAGGAAAAGAATATTGTGATATATCCAAACTTTCAATAAGATTAGTAAGTAAAGATATAGCAAAAGATATCATCGTTAATAACCATTATAGTGGTATATGGACGAAGGTATCTTATGCTATCGGTTTATTTTATATATCGAATGATGAACACAAATTCTTTGGTGGAGTAAATGAAAAACTGATTGGTATAGCTTGTTATGGTGACCCAATTGGTAGACACTCCGGCGCATCTATTTCGGAACTATTAGATAGAACGGAGGTTTTAGAGCTGACCCGTTTATTTGTATTTGATGGATATGGTAGTAATATTGAAAGTTGGTTTGTTGGTAAAACATTCGAATGGTTAAGAGAAAATGCACCACATATCAAAGCATTGGTATCATATTCAGACCCAAAAGTTGGACACTTAGGAACTGTTTATCAAGCTACCAATTGGATATATCAGGGAAATAAAATTAGACCAAACGATAGTTGGAGTTTTAAATGGAGTGAGATTGATGAATGGCACCATAGTAGAACTTCATATGTGAAATATGGAACTAATGACCCAAAGATAATTCAAACAATGGTAACATCACCATTTTGGATTAAAAAAGAACCACGAAAACATAGATATGTTTATATATTATTGAGTGGTAGAGAAAGAAAAAAATTATTAAAATCATTAAAATACCCATCCCTACCATATCCAAAACTTAATACAGAGTTTGTGGAGGAGATAATTAAATTAGAGCCAGTAAATTAAAGTTATGAAAGAAGAAGGTAAAAATTATTGCGATACATCGAGAGTTTACATTTCACCAATAGGTAAGGATGTAGCAAAAGATATCATTGTAAAGAAACACTACACTCACGCTTGGACTGCGTGTAGATATGCATTAGGTATATTCTATAAAATGGATGAAGCAAATGCAGTTGGTGAAACTGATAAATTGATTGGATGTTTGGTTTATGGATTTCCCGTAGGAGCAAGAGCAGCAACTTCTATTTCCGATTTACTTACAAAAGATAATGTATTAGAATTGACTCGTTTATATTGTGATGATGGTTATGGCTCTAACATAGAATCATACGCAATGGGACAATCATTTAAGTGGTTCAGAGAAAATGATTCGGCTATCAAAGCTCTAATTTCTTATGCAGATAATGGACAAGAACATTTAGGTGGCATTTATCAGGCAACGAATTGGATTTATCAGGGTTTAAATACTGATATCGCTCTAATGCCAAATTATGGTATCTCTCTATCAAATGACCCTTATAAATGGATTCATAGTAGGACTGTGTTTACTAAGTGGGGTAGTGGTAACTTAGAACACCTTAGAAGAGAAATTGGTAAGCAGGGTTATAAAGAGTTTTGGAGAAGAGAAGAACCACCAAAACATAGATACTTACAAATTATCACCGCTGATAAGAAGGAAAAGAAAGCAATTATGAAATCCTTTAAGCACGAAATTAGACCTTATCCAAAAGATGCACGTGCTTATAATAAAGATATCCAACATTGGACAACAATCGCACCAGAAACCGAAATAGATACTAAATTTTGGTAATTTAAAATTAATTTGTTATATTTGTAATATGAAATTTTGGGATACAGGAGAAGAAACAAACACAGCCACATTCGATTACGATGTGATGAAAAAGAAGTTCATTGAGAATTTGGACTATCTTAAAGAAATGTCAGTAGAGGAACAAACTCTATATAAGAAGTGGATTGAGTGGAATGAAGATAGAGTTTCGCATATGAAACGTCTGCCAGTATTGCAATCATATTACGATTCATTATGGAAGCCAACTGATATCACTAACAAAGAATTAACTATTTCAGAAATAGAAGCGATAGACCCTTATGTGGAAATTGTAGAAGATGACCCAAAGGAATCTACTCGTTGGACAGAAATTCGTAAGCTAATTCATACAATGGAATTTGCTGCTAATCCTGGCAGAAATGTAAAAATTTATGTAAAAGATAGAACAAGCGGAAAAATATTGGGACAAATTTGTTTAGGTTCTGATATTACATCGTTAGGTGTTAGAGATGAATTTATCGGATGGAGTAAAGAAGATAAGTTTGAGAAAGGTAAATTAAATTGTACATCTATTGCTACAACGATTGTATCAACTCAACCATTTGGATATAACTTTTTAGGTGGTAAATTAATTGCCGCATTAGCAACTGCACCAGAAATTAGAGCATATTGGAAAACCAAATATGATAATCCGTTAGTTGGAGTAGGTACAACATCTTTATATGGTATTCATTCGCAATATAATGGTATTCCACACTTCAAAACATTGGGAGAATCTAAAGGTAAAATTTCTACAAAGCCAGATGATTCAGTTTATGACCCATGGCATCAATGGTTAAAAGAAAATCGTTCAGAGTGGTATAAGAAAAACATTATGGATGAAAGAGAACGAAATGGTGCAAATATGGGGTACGAAAAAAATGGACCTGTAAGTGGAATTAAACAAAAGATTATTCAGGCGATTTTCAAAGAATTAGGAATCAAAGGTAACGCTTATGACCACGGCTTCCAACGAGGTGTGTATTTTGCACAAATGTATGAAAATGGTAATGAATTTTTACAATCAAAAATAGAAGAAAAAGATTTGATTTTAAAAGATAAATTTGCCAAAGGAAACGAATATACTACAAAATGGTGGAAAGATAAAGCCATTAAAAGATATACAAAACTACACGAAGAAGGTAGAATTAAACCCGAAGTATTGTTCTATGTTGATGCCATTGGTATGACATGGGAACAAATGAAAGACCATTATTTAAAAGAAGTAGGCAGATAACTCATTGATAATCAATGAATTATATAAAATATCCCAATTATTTGGTAATTTGGGATATTTTTTGTATCTTTACATAGTAAACAATTTATAAGTATTGCTAAATGTTGGGTTACGATTACTCAATTGACCAATACTTTCACATTAAAACATATAATATGTATTTAAACTGCGAAAGTGCCGAAAAACAATTCGGACAAACACAAGAACCAATATCTCATAATGGTGATATTTCGGTTCAATTTTTAAAAGATGCACAGGGTGTTTCATTAGAAACAGGCGCCAGAGAGTATCAAAGAGAGAAAGTTGCAAGATTAGATTGGAAACAAGCAATTATTCTTACAATTCTTTCAAAAAGTTATGCTCGTATTCCACAAATTCACATTAGAGTAATACCAACTGAAGGTGGTGGATTTAGATTTGAAATTGTAGATGGACAACAACGTACCAGTACTGTGTTAGATTTCATCGATGGAAAATTTAAATTACCAACAGACAACGATGCCTATATTATAGATGGAATGGATTGTCGTGGTTTGGGTATTAGAGAAATTAAAAATAAATTTCCTAAATTATATTCTAAAATAATGGAATATCGTATATCGTGTTTATGGTATGAAAATTTAGAAGATGATATGGTTTCAGATTTATTTGTTAATGTTTTAAATAATGTTAATGATATGAAGGAACAGGAAATTAGAAACGCTGTACGTGGGTATTTATCAACATATATTCGTAATACTGCTAGATTTGAAGATATACATAATTTGTTTGAAAGACAAACTATTATAATCGATAAAAGAGGAAATAAAACGAAAGATGTTCTTAAACATTTTTCTCCATCATTTGCTTTAAAAGGTAGAATGGAAGTTGATGAATGGCTTTCGGAAATCATATTTTTGAAAAAGCATGGATTTGAAAATGGTGTAACTCCTGCCGCACTTACAAAATGGGTTAAAGATATACAAAGAGGTAATGGTGATTTTACAAATAAAGTAAAATTTAATAAGATTAAAAAAGAAATAGATGAATTATTAGATTTTTCATATAAAATTATCACATCGGTTGATAAAGTACATAAAGATAAATTAACACCTTGGTTATCTATGATACTTGTATTATATGCGGATTCTTTAAGAACACAACAATCGTATTCAATTGATGAGAAAAAATATACAAAGAAATTTTTTGAAATATATAGAAAATGGTCTGATACGAACAATAAACTATATATGACTGAAACGATGTTAAATGGTAATCAAATGCAACCATTCAACGAATTGTTTGGTGGGAAAAATAAAAACGCAATTGGTACAATTTGCTATGTTCTTAATAAAGAAAAAGATGCAAATAAAAACGAATTTGGAGATGTTGAATCATTTGGATTATTAGCATTGGACCCGAGAGAAACATTTAGTGAAGCTCAAATTTTACAAAAATGGGAAGAGCAGGAAGGTAAGTGTTTTTACACAGGTGAAGAGCTTGAAAGAAATGAATTAGCTGGAGACCATTATATTCCTAGAAGTTGGGGAATAGCTAAAGGAGGTGTTACCGAATATAATAATTTACGTGTAACTTCAAAATCTTTAAATTCAAAGAAAGGCGCTAGACATGGTGATGAATTTTTAGCAGAATTAAATAAATAATTAATGAGTTTTTGGGAAACAATAGATTACAATAAATCAAAGAAAGTGTTGGTGATACCTAATATCACCAACTCTTCTAATATTGAAAAGGATTCATTTGTAGATGTTATCTACAATCACATAAAGGCATTGGAATCACATGGTGAATTTTTTTGGAATATCATACTACCACAGCCTGTTAAGAAGCTAAATCTAATCAATGTAAAGCAACACATATTACCATTTTCAGGCGATATGATTAAGATGAGAACATATCCACCTGATATGAATCGTTTGTTGGAAACATTGGAATATGATGTAATCTATTCACATTTGCCAGACTGGCCGCAAGTTGGTAGATATAAAAACGATTTCAAAACAAACATCATTGGATATTGCCATTGGTGGGAAATGAAAACGTGCAATGCTGAAGATAGAAAAAACAAATGGAGGTGGATGCCAATTGAACTTTTAGGTGTATCTCAAATGGATACTTGCTTTCTAAATACACAAGAACAAAAGGATAGAGTTTTGGAGGAAGCAAAATTATGGTTCAATGATTTGTTTATTCAAAAATTAAATAGTATATTAGTGGTTTGGAATTTGGGAATAGATGATACTAAAATTATCGATGCACCGAGGCCAAAGGAAAAGGTTATTGTATTCAATCATAGAGCAGCTGCGTATAAAGGTTATCCATCGTTTATTAAATTGATGGAGGAATATAGAGAACGTAGGCAAGATTTCAAAGTATGGGTGCCACAATTGGATGGTAAGCCTGAATTTGGATGGATTGATAATACTAAAGTAGCTAAGCACGATTACTATAAAAAACTACAATCTTGCTCCGTTGGAATTCAAATGAGGCAGACTAATTATGGTTGGAGCGTAGCAGCTACTGATTGTATGATGAATGGAACTCCGATGATATTTCAGGAATCAGATTGTTACAAAGAAATAGACCCGAATGGGTTATTCTTTAAATATAAAAAAGATTTGTTTGATATGCTTGATAAAATATTAGATGATGAAAATCATAGATTAGAATTATCAACAAAAGCAATTGAAAGAGCAAAGGAACTATCTGAAAACGATAGTAAGATGATTAAAATATTAAACGAAAAACTAAGAGCTTAATGTATCAAAACATTTATTACGAAAGACAGAAAAATCTAATTCACTTATGGGATGATAAGAGTGGATATCAAACATTTCCATATCGAAAATATGCATATAAGAAAGACCCATATGGTGAATATCGTTCTATGTATGGTGATAAGCTAACTAAAATTGGTAAGTGGGAAAAGGAAGAAGCTGAAGATTTATTTGAATCGGATGTACCTGAAACTACAAGAGTATTAGTTGATATCTACGATAACGATTTACCATCAAATGGGCATAGAGTTTTAACATTTGATATTGAGGTAGAAATGATATCAGGTCTACCAAACACACGAGAAGCAAAAAACGAAATTACTGCAATTGCTGCACACGATGGAGCAACTAAATTGTACGATGTATTTGTATTAGATAAAGAAAGAAAAGTAAAAAACAATGCCAAAAACTTTAACAAAGATGGTAGAGAAGTTAACGTTCACATTTTTGACAATGAGAAAAATTTATTATATGCTTTCCTTAATTACTATGAGGAAATTAATCCAACGATTCTAACTGGTTGGAATATAGATTTCTTTGATATTCCATATTTGTACAACCGATTGAAGAACGTATGTGGAGAAGGTAACGCTAAAAGATTATCACCAATCGGACAGGCATTCTGGTCACCATATAGAGAGAAGTTTAGTTTTGGTGGTGTAAGTATTTTGGATTATATTAATCTATATAAAACATACACATATACATTAGAAGCATCTTATACATTAAATTACATTGCTACTAAAGAATTAGGTAGAGGTAAGGTAGAATATGAGGGAAGTTTGGATGATTTATTCGAAAACGATTTGGAGAAATTCATTGAGTATAATATTGTCGATGTGGACTTAGTTGTAGCAATGGATGAAAAACTTCAATTCATTGAATTATGCAGAGCCGTTTGCCACGCTGGATATGTACCATATGAAGATTACATCTATTCATCAAAATGGTTAGAAGGAGCTTGTTTAGGATATCTTAAAAAGAAAGGTTTGGTGGCAACTAATAAACCGAAAGATAGAAAAGAAAGAATGCAAGCACTTCGTGATAATAACGAAGAGAAGTTTATTGGGGCATATGTGAAAGAACCTATTGTTGGTAAATACGATTGGATTTACGATTTGGACTTAACATCTCTATATCCATCGATTATTATGACTCTAAATATCAGTCCCGAAACAAAGATTGGTAAGATTGAGAATTGGGATGCAGAAGAAAATATTAGAGGAGTTGAGAAAGTATATAAATTAGTAGGTAAAGATGGCGATACTTACGAATATAATACACAAGAATTAAAAGAAGTAATTAAAGATAGTAATTTAGGTGTTGCTGCAAATGGAGTCCTTTATACACAAGATAAGCCGGGTCTAATCGCAGATATTTTAAATGATTGGTTTCAAAAGCGTGTTGAGTTTAGAAAATTAGAAAAAAAATATGGTGAAGCGAAAGATACGGAAAAGTATGAATTTTATGCTAAAAGGCAGTTGGTTCAGAAGATTCTTCTTAATTCTATGTATGGTGTGCTTGGTCTTCCTGCCTTTCGGTTTTATGATATTGATAATGCTGAGGCGGTTACGATTACAGGCCAAACTGTTATTAAGAAAACAGCAGAAATGGCAAACATCAAATATTGGAAAGAGCTCGGAACTAAAGAGGATTATAATGTGTACATCGATACTGATTCCATTTATATGATGGCTGAACCATTAGTAAAACATCGTTATCCAAATTACAAAGAATTTGACCAAACTCGAATGGCAGAGGAAGTAAATACAATTGCCGAAGAAACTCAAACATTCTTAAATTCGTTCTATGATATGTTGGCAGAAAGATTCTTTTTTATTCCAAAAGATAAACATAGATTTGAGATTAAGAAAGAATATATTTCTAAAGCAGGATTTTGGGTAGCAAAGAAGAGATATGCACAATGGATGATTTTAAAGAATGGCATTCCTTGTGATAAGTTAGATGTGAAGGGATTAGATGTAGTTCGTTCTTCGTTCCCCAAAGCATTTCAGGACTTTATGGCTAAGATGTTAAAAGATATTCTAATGGGTAAGGACAACGCATTTATGGATGAAGCAATTCTTACTTTTAAAAAGAGTATGGCTACGTTGCCAGTTAATAAAATAGCTAAAGGTGGAGCGATTAAAGAATTAAGTAAATACGATAATGGTAGTTGGAGAAAGGATGGTGGAGAATCTATTGCATCATTTGAGAAAGGAACTCCGGCACACGTTAAAGCTGGAATCACATATAATCGTTTATTAAAATTCTTCAATTGCCCATATAAGCACGAACCGATTAGAGATGGTGATAAAGTTAAATGGGTATATCTTAAAAATAATCCATTAGGATTGGATACAGTAGCATTTAAAGATTATAATGACCCAAAGGAAATTATGGATTTCGTAGAACAATATATTGATAGAGATAAATTATATGTTTCGGATATGGAAAATAAAGTGGATGATTTCTATACCGCACTTAAATGGCAAAAGGCTTCAACCGAAGCTCAAACTGCTAAAAAGTTTTTCTCATTTTAATTTGGAACATTCAAAATATTTTCTTATATTTGTAACAATAAAATAAAATTTAAAAATTAGATTATGAACAAAAACAATTTACAACGATTCATTCAAAAGTATTCACTAGGTGGAGTAATTGAATCAGTAGCATGGAACGCAGAAGGAAACAAACTATCTGTACGTTTCATTTCAGATGACAAAACAATGCTAGGTGAAGTGGATTTTAATGGTTTTACATCAAAACCATTCAATGTTGGTATTTACACTACATCATTGTTAAAAAATTTATTAGGCATTTTAGATAATGATTTATCTTTAAATGTTGATATGGTTGGCGATAAAGCAACTGTATTGAAATTAGTTTCGGATGAGACAGAAACTTCTTATCAATTAGCTGATTTGGGTGTAATTCCCGCAGTACCTGATTTAAAAGTATTACCAGAATTTGGTATCTCAATTGAAATGGCATCTACTATGATTGATAAGTTTATCAAAGCAAAGGGTGCATTGAGTGATATCGATACATTCACTGTATTTACCGAAGGTGGTGATTTAAAAATGGCTATCGGTTATTCAACTATTTCCACAAATAGAGTAACATTCACTTGCCAGAAAGGATACGATGGTGAAGTTAAACCAATCTCTTTCTCCGCTAAGTATCTTAAAGAAATCTTAACGGCTAACAAAGAAGCAACCGCTGCTAAACTTAAAGTATCAGCTGACGGATTGGCACACGTTGAATTCATTATCGATGAGTTCGTTTGTAAATATTATTTAGTAGAAATCTCAAATTAATAAAATGGCAGAGCAATTAGAATTATCTTCGGAATTAGAACCGAAAGGTAGTGTTGAAACAAAAGAAAAAAAGAAAATCTTAGATGCTGAATGGTGTTTTCAATTTTTTAATAATGAACCAATTGTGTTTGCTTATTCAAATGAAGGAGAAGAAGCTAGTACATTGACTTTACAAATTAACCCAATTGAAGGAGAAGGATTAACATTTAAACAAAATGGAATGGTATTTACCATATTCCCTCGCCAAATTTCAGAAGAAACAAAATTAGAAAGAGCAAAAGAAAACCAACAATAATATGACATTTGATAATTTAATAGAGAACGTATCTCAATGGGCAGCCGATAAAGATATCTTAAAGAAGGAAAATGCACCAAAGCAATTATTAAAAGTTTTAGAAGAAGTAGGTGAAACTGCTGGAGCATTATTAAAATCAAAAGATGAAGAAATCAAAGATGGTATTGGTGACTCATTTGTAACACTTATCATCCTCTCTAAACAATTAGGTTTAGAACCTGCAGATTGTTTAGAAGCTGCTTGGAATGAGATAAAAGATAGAACCGGCAAAACTGTAAACGGAGTATTTGTAAAAAATTAATTTATGAGCTTTTTCGCAAACGATATTAGTAAAAGAGAGCATAGCTTGTGGGTGGAGAAATACCGCCCACAAACGCTTGCTGATTATGTTGGTAATGAAACCATCAAAGAAACTATCCAACAATATTTGGATAACAACGATATCCCTCACTTACTACTTTATGGTAAGGCGGGTACGGGTAAAACTACATTAGCAAAGTTAATCATAAACACAATCAAATGTGACCATATGATTATCAACGCATCCGATGAAAACAATGTGGATACAGTTCGTAACAAAGTAAAGAACTTCGCATCATCGGTTGGATTCGCAGGATTTAAAGTTGTGATTTTGGATGAGTTTGATTATATGACTCCCAACGCACAAGCAATTCTCCGTAACTTAATGGAAACATTCAGTAAACATTGTAGATTTATTTTGACTTGTAACTACATTGAGAAAATCATTGACCCGATTCAAAGTAGATGTCAATCGTTTGCAATCACACCTCCAACTAAAAAGGATGTAGCAGTTCAGGTTAGTAAGATTTTGGATAAAGAAAATATCAAATATGATTTAAAAAATGTTGCTGATATTATTAGTTCATATTATCCAGATATTCGTAGAATTTTAAATACCTGCCAATTACAATCGGCTAAAGGTGAATTGAAAGTAGACCATGCAATCATGGTTGAATCTAATTTTCAAACCAAATTGATTGAACTTCTTAAATCATCTAATGATAAGAGAAACTTATTCTTAAATATCAGACAAGCGGTAGCAGATAATCGATTAAATGATTATTCAGAAATGTACACTATGCTATATGATAAGGTAGATGAGTACGCTGCTGGAAATACAGCAAACGTTATACTTACTATTGCAGATGGATTATCCAAAGATGCGTTAGTAGTAGATAAAGAAATAGTGTTTATGAGCACAATTATTCAAATTTTAAATATTATAAAATGATAGACCAATTTAACCAACCACAAATCGATTTAAAAGATACACGTGATATGGCGTGCGAATGTGGTAATTTACTCTTTATGATGGGTTATAGATTTCGTAAAGCTTCCAAATTATTAACAGGTGGAGATAGAGATAGCGTTATGCCATTCGAAGTTCCATTATGTACAAATTGTGGTAAACCATTTGATGAGTTTTTACCTGAAGAATTAAAAACTCCAAAAGAAGAAAACTAATGGCAGCTAAAAAGTTATTCGACCATCTTAATGCAATTACGGCAGAGCAAGACCCGAACTATTTCGATACCTTATCGGAAGAGGATTTAAAATCGTGGAGTAACTTTATGATTAATCGATTCCTTTCTATGAAGCCGGAATGGATTGAACTAATTGCATCATTATTACCATTAACTCAAACTCTTCAACCAAAAGAAATGTATAAATTGTATATTAGTGTTTTACCAAAAGGTAAGCAATATCTAAAATATACAAAAGGTAAATCGGAAGATAAGTACGAAGAATTTTTGGTAGAATTAATTAAAAGAGATTTTGGAGTGCCTGAATCACAAGCATTGGAATATATTGATATTCTTTATTCAACTAGAGAAGGTAGAGAAAATATAAAATATATTTGTGAAAAATATGGTATAGATAAAAAACAAATTACAAAGTTGAAATTAAAAATCTAATGTTAGATAAACAATATTTAGTAACCTCTGGTTGTTCATTTACCGAAGGTCATTTGATAGGAGCTGATGCATCTTGGGCTAAACATTTAGCAAATCATCATAATATGGATTTAATAAATTTAGCTAAGGGTGGGATAGGTAATGAAATAATTACACAAAATGTTATTAATTATTCTACTTTAAACCCCGAAATAGCTAAAGATAGTTTTTTTATTATTCAATTATCGGAATGTTTAAGATTTTTAATTTGTTGGGAGGATTTTAGAGAAAATACGGATTTACATTCGTTATATTGGCATATAACTCCATTACAATTTTTAGACCCAAAGGATAGTAGAAAAATTACAGCAGATGGATTTAAGAATTGGGATACCACATTTGAATTGAATAGATGGATAGTAGATAATAGATTTCAGATTGCACAATTGTACACAAATATAACATTTTCATTGTGGAAAACCTACAATAATATTATTAATTTTGTTAATTTTTGTAAAGCAAATGGATATCCATATCTTATATTCGATGGATTAAACAATCACATACCTGTTAAGTTTGGAAAAGATTGGTATTTAAAAGATTCAACTGGTAAGCCGGCTTATAAAATTGAAGTAACAAATTCAATAAATGATGCGGAATTTTTTTATAAAGCACACTATCCTACCATTAATTCAAAATTAATAGAACTTATGAAATCAAATCCATTTTACTATAATGAAATGACTTTGAATGATTTCATAAAAAGTGATGAATCTTACAACATAAAAAATGATGGACACCCTAATGAATTGGGGTCTAAAATTTGGGCTGAAAAACTTACAAAAATAATCGATGAAACCTTTGGTAAATCCGAATAAATTGATTATATTTGTAATATGGCTAGAGTATCATTTTCACAATATAGTATGTGGAGCAGTTGCCCACATCAATATAAACTAAGTTACATAGATGATTTAAGAGAATCATCATCCAATATACATTCTGTATTTGGTTCAGCAATGCACGAAACATTGCAGGAATATTTAAGCAGATGTCTTCGTATCTCCAAATCACAAGCTGATAAAGGAATGGATACGAAGGCATTTCTTAAAGAAAAAATGAGAGAATTCTTTCTCAAAGAATCCAACGAAGGTAAAGACCCTATATGTTCTAAGGAAGAATTGGTAGAGTTTTTAGAAGATGGAAATCTCATTTTAGACTACTTTCAAAAGCCAAAAAACTTCAATAATTTCTTTTCTTTAAAAGATGATGAGTTGGTTGCTATTGAGCAACCCATCAATACAAAAATTTCAGAAAATGTAAACTTTTTGGGATTTATTGACTTTATTGTTAGAAGTAAGAAAACTGGCAAATATCGTATTACCGATTTCAAAACATCTACAAAAGGTTGGAGTAAGTATCAAAAATCAGACCCAATTAAAAATACACAAATACTTTTGTATAAGAAATTCTATGCAGAGATGCTAAAGATTTCCGAAGATATGATTGAAGTTGAATTCATCATATTAAAACGTAAAGTATCGGAAAATGCGGATTTTCATATTCCACGTATTAGTAGACACGTACCCGCAAGTGGTAAGCCATCTATTAATAAAGCATGGAAAGGATTTACTGAATTTGTAAATAGTGTATTTAATGAAGATGGTACATATAGAACGGATGTTGAATATCCTAAGAAGCCATCAAAATTATGTGGATGGTGTGAGTTTTATGGAACACATTGCGATGGAAAATAATTTTTTGTATATATATGTATATACAAATATTATTAACTATGGCGGATTTAAAATTAACTACGGTTAAGGTTATAAAAAAGTTATATGATGAGGATTTTAAAATAACCACAATTCAAGGTGGATTGAATTTTCAAAGACTTGTTAATAGAACATTAGACCTTTACACGAAAAACGAAGAATTTAGAAAACAATTAAACGAATACACTACATTACAAATTAGTGGTTCACAATTTTAAGAGAACAAAATAAGTTATGGCAAAGAAAAAGATTCTGTTACTTTCTGATGACCTTAGAATGACTAGTGGTATTGCCAACGTATCCAAACAATTAGTATTGGGAACAGTTGATAAATACGATTGGGTTCAATTAGGTGCAGCAATTAAACATCCCGAAGCAGGGAAAATTTTAGATTTAAATCAAAGTGTTAGAGAGCAAACAGGTGTTGCCGATGCGGAGGTAAAAATATATCCATCCGATGGGTATGGTAATGCCGATATCATTAGACAATTATTGATGAGAGAGCAGCCCGACGCTATCTTACACTTTACAGACCCTCGTTATTGGATTTGGTTGTATGATATTGAGCATGAAATTCGCCAATCAGTTCCGCTTTTCTTTTATCACATTTGGGATGATTTGCCAGACCCAAAATACAATAGAGATTACTACGAAAGTTGTGATTGGATTGGATGTATCTCAAAGCAAACTTATGGTATTACTAAAAGAGTATATGCTTGGGATAAAGAAAAACATTGGACTAAGCCAGAAGATTGGCAAGTAAGTTATGTACCACATGGTATTAATTCGGATTTGTATAAGCCGGTAGATGTACCTGCTGATTTTAAGAAAAGTATCTTTGGTGATAAAGAATATGAATTTGTTCTTTATTGGAATAACAGAAATATTCGTAGAAAGCAACCTATGGATGCGATGTTAGCATTTGATAAATTCAGAGAAGCATTGCCTAAAGATAAATGGGATAAGGTTTGTATGCTAATGCACACCGAACCTGTACAAGAGCATGGTACTGATTTACCAACTTTTATTGAGCATTGTATGCCTGAAACAAATGTAATATTTGCACCAAACAAATATACCGAAGAACAATTAAACTATCTTTACAATTTAGCGGATGTAACAATTAATGTAGCATCTAACGAAGGATTTGGTTTAGCAACTGCAGAATCGGTAATGGCTGGAACTCCAATTATTGTAACGGTAACGGGTGGATTGCAAGACCAATGCGGATTTAGAGAAAATGGTACGGGCAAATTATTAACTGCCGAAGATTATGTAGAGATTGGTTCATTGCATGATAGGCACAAAAAAGCCGGTGTAGTTTGGGGAGATTGGGTTAAACCAATTTGGCCAGTTCGCTCAACAACAGGTTCAGTTCCTACTCCATATATCTTTGATGATAGAATTGATTTTGAAGATGTAGCACCTTTGATTATGGATTTCTACAAAATGGGTAGAGAAGAAAGAAAAGCAGCTGGATTAAAGGGTAGAAAACATTTCTTAGGAGAAGGTAAATTAAGTAAAGAAGCAATGTGTGATGCATTAGTTGAGGGAATGGAAGGTGCATTTGCAAATTGGAAACCAAAACAAAAATTTAAGTTAATAGAGTTATAATATGAAACCAACATTAATATTTCAGGCACCGGTAGCAACGAGAAGTGGATATGGTGACCACGCAAGAGATTTATTACATTCTCTTTATAAATTGGATAAATTTGATATTAAAGTAATCAGTACAAGATGGGGTTCAACTCCAATGGATACACTTAATTATGATAACGAATTTCACAAATGGATAATTGAAAATATTATTCCAGGCATTCAACAAAAGCCAGATATTTACATTCAGGTAACTGTTCCAAACGAATTCCAACCATTAGGATTTTATAACATTGGAATCACAGCGGCAATTGAAACTACTCATTGTGCATTAGATTGGGTGCATGGTTGTAATAGAATGGATTTAATTATTGTTCCATCCGAGCATTCAAAGAAAAGTTTGATAGATACGATTTATAATGAGCAAGATAAACAAACTGGTAGATTGATTGGTCAACATAAAATTAATAAGCCTGTCGAAGTATTGTTTGAAGGATTTGATGAATCGGATTTTGGAACAGAACATGTAGCACACATAACTGAATTGGATGAAATCAAAGAAGATTTTGCATTTCTATTCGTAGGACATTGGTTAAGAGGTGATTTAGGTGAGGATAGAAAGAATGTGGGAATGATGATTAAGACATTTGCAATGGCATTCAAAAATGAAAAGAAAAAGCCAGCATTAATTTTAAAAACATCATCAGCAGGATTTAGCGTTATTGATAGAGAAACTACAATCAAAAAAATAAAATCAGCATTGGGTTCAGATTACAAATCAGTTCCAATTTATTTATTACATGGAGATTTAACACCATCTCAAATGAATGGTTTATATGAGCATTCAAAAGTAAAAGCAATGTTGAACTTTACAAAAGGTGAGGGATTTGGTAGACCATTATTAGAATTCAGTTTAACAGGTAAGCCTGTAATTGTTTCCAATTGGAGTGGGCATTTGGATTTCCTAAAGAGTGGAGCAGTTTTATTGGAAGGTGAATTGAAAGAGGTACACGAATCAGCTGCAGACCAATTCTTATTAAAAGAAGCACAATGGTTTAATGTAAATGTTTCAAAAGCATTGCCCGTTATTAAAGATGTTTATAAAAACTATGATAAATACAAAGTGGCAGCATTTCAATTAGGTAAGCAAAATAAACAAAATTTTGGTTTAGAAAAAATGACTAAATTGTTTGATGGAATTTTAAATCACTATGGTATTTATACTAAAGTACAACCTAAGTTTCAGCAACTACAATTACCAAAGTTAAAACCTCTTAACAAATAATGAGTAATTATAATCCCATATATCGTAAATTCATAGATGAAAGGAAATATATTCCAGCTTCCAAAATGGTTAGAGCTAAATTTTATCTAATAAAAGAATATGAATATGTGGATGGAACTAAGGGTAGATTTACAGAAACAACTGCCCCAATCATTTATACATTATTTGTATCCAAATCAAAAGATATAGTTCATGCTATAAAAGTATCAAATGTAAATCCAAATTTAATTAAAAGATTCTTTGGTAAGTTTGTAAATGAAGATGAAGAGAGATTGGAAATGAGAGGTGGAGCTAAGAAATTTTATTCAAGTGTAGTTTCCAAAGTTCCAATTATTACAAATGAATCATATAGAACTTATAAGATAAGTGGATTTGGAAAAATGATAGAACTTAATATGGATGTAAATGAATTGACTCCTAAAAATATGAATGTTATTGGGATTGATAAAAAATCTCAAAAAGGAAACATATAATAAGTTATGATAAAATTTTTTGGATGTAGTTTTACAGAAGGTGGTGGATTAAATAATATCGATTATTATAATTTCATAGAATCGCCAACACCAATATTAGAATATTGGCCAAAAGGTTCTACGCCAGAGGATAGAGTTAAAGTAGTTGAATTTTTAGATTCATATAAAGAGCAACATAGATTTACATCTGTATTAGAAAGTTCACTAAAAACGCCAATAATCAATTTAGCAAAATCCCAAGCTTCAAATGATTATATATTTGAAAACGTATTCAATCAAATCAATGAGAATAATAATGATGTTTACTTTGTAATATTATCATTATTACATCGTAGATATTGGTATTATGAAGTGGATAAGCAAAAGTATAATCTTAATATGTTAGAATTTTCGGGAAATCCATTTGATAATAGAGAATCGCATAAACCATTACATACACTTTTTACCAATTATTTACAATATGTATTTGATTTGGAAACAGAATTAAATTCATTAAATAGAAATATAAAACTATTTGATTCATTTGCAAAATCAAAAGGTTCAAAAATAATATGGAGTGGGTGGGATTTTGGAGATGATGAAATGCATTTAGAAACTATATCTAAATCAGCTGAAAATACATTATTATTTAATGGATTATCTTTAAAACATTTTTGTATAAAAGAAGGATTACAAATAGAAGCTGAAACTAATGGTTTAGTGCCCGATAATCACATAAGTAAACACGGTAATATAATTGTGGCAAAAAAAATAGAAGAATACATAATTAAAAATAAATTGTTATGACATCAAAAGAATACGTTATATGGTTAAAAGGTTTTGTAGAAGCCTGCCACGAATACGCACCAACGCCAAAACAATGGGATGCGTTAAAAGATAAATTAGCAGAAGTTAAGGATGATTCAACCCCATCATTTCCATTTGGAGTTCCAAATTCAGCACCATTTGTAACATTACCACATATTACACCGGGTCCATTGACAGACCCATATAATCCATATAAGATAACTTGCCAACAACCGGATACAAATGGTACAAAGATTACAACAACACCTGGAGTTAGTGGAACTATTACAATAGCAAATCCTAATTTAGTATCGTGGGGTAGTGGTTCACTTTCAACATCAACTACATACACATACCCAAGTGGTTCAGCATGGCATTATACAAATGGTGGAAATAAAGATATAAAAGAATAGTATGAAAAAAGTATTAGTTACGGGTGGAGCAGGATTTGTTGGATATGCTCTTTCATCCGAATTACTTAAAAGAAGTTACGAAGTTCATGTAATTGATAATTTATCAATTGGTAGTGAAGCTAAAGTTTCTCCATATGTAAAGTTTTTAGGTGGAGATATTAGAGCAATGGATAATATACAAAACACTCAATACGATTACATTTTTCATTTGGCAGCATTAAGTAGAATTCAACCATCATTTCAAAATCCAACATTGACATTTTCAGTAAATGTAGATGGTACAAAGCAAGTTGTTGAATATGCATATCATACAAAATCAAAATTAATTTACGCAGGTTCATCATCCAGGCATCATAATCCAATGTTATCACCATATGCTATGAGTAAACATATGGGAGAGGAATGGATAAAGATGTTTAAAGGGGTATATGGATTGAATGCGGAGATAGTAAGATTTTATAATGTGTATGGACCTGGTGAATTGGTAGACTCTCATATGGCGGCTGTAATTGGATTATGGAGGGCAGCTGTAAAAAATGGTACTCCTATTCTAATTCACGGAGATGGTAAGCAAAAACGAGATTTTACACATATCAATGATATTGTAGATGGATTAATACGAATCGCAGAAAGTGATGAAAAGCATGAAGATGCTTGGGAATTAGGTACAGGTCGCAATTACTCTTTAAATGAAATAGCTAGTTTATTTGCACCACATCCAATTAAATATGTGGATGATGTAAAAGGTAATTATAGAGAAACTATAAGAATTAATGATGATGCCTTAAATAGATTGGGATGGCAACCAAAAGACCAATTAAAAGAATATATAAATGAAATTAAGTTACGCAATAACGGCTTGTAATGAAGTCGATGAAACCATTCGTTTGGTTAATCAGTTATTAAACTACAAAGAAGAAAATTCTGAAATAGTAGTTCTATTGGATACACCAAAAGCTCCTACCGAATTGGTAGAGTATTTGGAGTTACAAGCAAATGCAGACCATATTACACTTATCGAATCGGAATTTGATAACGATTTTGCACAATGGAAAAATCTATTAAATTCACAATGTAAAGGTGAGTGGATATTCCAATTAGATGCTGATGAATATCTTACGCCGGATTTAATTGTAAATATGGAAGCATTGTTGGAAGCAAATAGTGATAAAGACCTTATCTTAGTTCCTCGTATAAATACAGTAGAAGGATTGACCGAATCCCATATCCAAAAATGGAGATGGAACGTAAATGAAAAAGGATGGGTAAATTTTCCCGATGTTCAGACTCGTATTTACAAAAACAAACCAGAGCAAATTGGATGGAGTGGTAAAGTGCACGAAAGAATTGGTGGATTCGAAAATTATACAAATTTTCCATTAGAAGAAATTTATTGTATTAAACATCCAAAAACAATAGAAAGACAAGAAAAACAAAATAACTACTACGATACTTTATAATGGTTCACATATATTATCACATATATGCAATTGATGGAGTTGAATCCATAATAGATGAGCAATTAAATCTAATTAAAAAGTATTTTAATTTTCCATATAAATTAAATGTTGGAATTTCAATAGCAGATGAAAATACTTCAATAGTAAAAATATTGGATATGATAGATGTATCAAATCTAAGAGATGTTAGAGCTAAAGGACATGAATTTGTAACATTGGATTTGATAGAAAATGATATGAAAAAATTTGGAGATTCCGATTATATTTTGTATCTTCATACGAAAGGAGCATCTAAGCAAAATGACCCAAAATATAAAAATATAATAACTTGGAGACAGGTTATGAATTATTTTAATATAGAAAAAGTGAAAGATGTATTCAAATTATTCGAAAGAAGCGATTTCAATACATACGGAATACTTTATTATGGATATTTTTATTCAGGCAATTTTTGGTGGATGACAAGTGAATACGCTAAAAGTATTGATTTAACAAATGTTAAGAAAAACAGATTTAATGCAGAAATAAAATTCATTCAATCTGGTAAAAATTGGAAACCATATTCTCCATATAATATGGATGGTGTGGATAATTATTCTATAAATTTTAAAAGAGAAGAATATGCAAAATAAAATAACATTCATATACGATTATAGAGATGGTGAGGTTTGGTCAACTCCAATGGCTTTGGTAAATGAATTTAAAGAAAGAGGTTGGGAAACTCAAATAGTTAAAACTAACGATACCGACTTAAAGAATTGGGTAGATTCTAAACCACAAACTGATATTGTATTGTTTATGGATTGGGGTAGATTTGATTCACAATATCTTAATAAAGATTTAGTACCTGCATTTTGGATACAAGAAAGTGGAGATGACCCACAAAACTTTGAAAGAAATTCGCCAAAAGCGGATAGATTTCATTATACGATAACGCCTGATAAGCGATGTGCCGAAGAATATAAAAATAGAGGAATAAATGCGGATTGGATAAACCATTTTGCAGATACTAAAGTTCAATTTCCTATGAATTTAGAACCAAAGCATGTTGCTGTTACGAGTAGAGGAATCGGAAACTCAGCATTTTTAGATTATTTAACTCATTGGGCAGAGGGAGCAGTTGGAAATAGAAATGGGTTAGGACCAAAAGAGCATACTGAATTTTTGAATAGTGGTATGATGGTTGTTCAAAATAGTAGATGGAAAGAAATTACTCGTAGAATATTTGAAGGAATGGCTTGCGGTAAAATGGTTTTAACCGATAGGTTGCCAGAAGAAACAGGTCTTTCTGAAATGTTTATAGATGGTGAGGATATTGTGTACTACGATGAGATGTTTGATTGTATAGAAAAGATGAACTACTACAATGAAAATGCAGAGGAGAGAGAAAGAATAGCACACAATGGAATGATAAAAGTATTACACAATTATACTCAAATTCAGGTAGTAGATAAAATAATAGAACAATTTAAAAAACACAAATAATGACATTTTCAGAATTTTACGAAGCTTCCGATTTCAAAAGTGATAAGGGTACAACGCATGATTATATAAATGGTTGGTATTCGGATGAATTTACACCTAAAAGAAATGATAAATTAAAAATATTAGAAATAGGAGTACATAGAGGAACTTCTATGAAACTATTACGTGATTGGTTTATTAATTCTGAAATAACAGGCATAGACCCATTTGGAGATGGATTGTCGGAAGATATTGCAGATGATATTAGAAAAATGGGAGATATAACCATTATTCAAAATGATGCATATACAGAAAAAGTATTGGATATGTTTGAAGATAATTCAATTGATTATTTAATAGATGATGGGCCACATACATTGGATTCTCAATTATTTGCAATAGAATATTGGTTTCCAAAAGTAAAAAAAGGTGGTACTATGGTTATTGAAGATATACAAAATTTCGATACGGATAAGGAAAAAATAGATAGTTTATGTTCTACATTGGGTATTACATATGAAGTAATAGATTTGAGAGCCAATAAAGGTAGATATGATGATGTTCTTCTAATATTCAAAAAATTATTATGAATAAATACAGTATAGTAATTCCAACACTTTGGAAATCCAATAGAATTGGAAAGTTATTATTTGATTTAATAAAATGCGAATTTGTAGATGAAATAATATTGATAGATAATGGTAATAAATTCTTTGAATATTTTGAAGCATTAGATAAAGTAAAATTGGTTCAAGTTGAAGAAAACATTTATGTCAATCCAGCATGGAATTTAGGAATTAAAATAGCCGAAAATAATTTAATTGCATTATTAAATGATGATATAAACTTTAATCCAAATATATTTGGTGCAATAGATGAAAATCTATTAAATCAATTTGGTATCATCGGAATGGGTGAAGGAAATTATAAAGAACCAATTGATGAAGAAACAGGACCATATTTAGATGTTTGGCAACCTGGTGTGAACGATTGGGGTTGGGGATGTTTTATTATGCTAAATAGAAAAAATTGGATTGATATCCCAGATAATATAAAAATATGGTATGGTGATAATTTCATTAAAGATGTAAATCCATCACCTAAAGCATGTTTGAGAAACTTTAAAGTAGAAACCGAAATGAGTACAACATCCGATGAACCTGTTTGGGATGAAAGAAAAAAAGAAGATTACAATAACTTTATAAATTATTTAAGAAATGCAAAAATTACCAATTAGTATTGGAATGTTAGCTTGGCATAGTGGACAGGTATTAGTTGATACCCTAACTACTTATTATGAAAATGGATTATTTGATATAGTGAATGATGTTACTATATTGTTTCAGGAATTTAATGAGCAAGACTATCAAATAGCAAAACATTTTGGATTAGATTTTATTGGGTTGACCCAAAATATTGGAATAGGTAAAGCATTTATTAAATTAACCGAAAATGCTGAAACTGATAATGTATTAGTTTTAGAACATGATTGGAATTTAATTGAAAATAAAGAAACCACATATGATAGATTATCATCTGGTTTAGAAATGTTGGATGGTAGTGTTGATGTAGTTAGATATAGACACAGAAAGAATCCAGGTTTTCCACATTTTTCATTTAGACATATGGGACACGAACTGACTTACTATGATGATGAAATTGGAGCAACATCACCACATCTTTTGGATTCAATACATTGGTGTGAAGCCGATAAAGAATTTTCAGAATATATTGGAAAATTCGGTGAATACTTTTTAACAAATTCTCGATATGGTAATTGGACAAACAATCCATGTTTATATAAAAAACAATTTTATTTAGATACAGTTAATCAATTTGCAGGGGATGGAATCGCATTGGAAGGCAACATTGGAAAATGGTGGGTTCAGCAAAATTATGGAGTAGCACACGGAGAAGGTTTATTTATGCATAATGATTGGCAAAAATACGGAAAATACAAAAATCTATAAACGATGAAAGATTTAGTTATATCTGCAATAGCAAACTATTTGCCAGAAAAGATTAAAATATATGTAGAATCTCTAAACGATAGTGGATTCAATGGTGATAAAATAATGATATGCTATAATTTACCATCGGAAACAATTGAATATCTTACTTTGAAGGGTTGGGAGTGTTATGGTGCAGAATTGCAAGGACATCCTCATATGAAACGATTAATTGATATGTGGTGGTTCTTACAAAATGATGAAAGAGAATGGAATCATATAATTACAACAGATGTTAGAGATATTGTTTGGCAGTTGAATCCAACGGAATGGTTATCGCAAAATCTAAAATCAGAAATCATAGTAGCATCCGAATGTATTAAAAATGAAGATGAACCTTGGGCACATAAAAATATCCACGAAGGATATGGGCCTATATTTTGGGATTGGGTTAAACCACATACAATTGGAAATGTTGGAGTTATCGCAGGTAAAGGTAAATCGGTAATGGATTTATTAATGATAAATTGGTTAGTATCGCAAGCAGGTGATGTTAGACACTTTACAGACCAAAGTTCATTAAATCTGATTATAAATAATAGTTTAATTAAAGATAAAATTGAAGTTAATTCTGATTTCGCATTGCAAGTAGATACATTAACAAAAGATGCTAGATTTGAAAAGAAAACATATTCTATCCAAAACGGAATTGTTATGAACGGAGAAACTCCATATGTTTTAGTTCATCAATACGATAGAAATGAGGAATTGAATAATTTAATAGAAAATAAATACAAATGAAAAAAATAGTTATTACATCATTCGTAATGCCACATGAGTTGGATGATTTAGAAAGAGTGTTGGTTGATTTAAATAAAACATCTAAATTTGTAGATGGAAATAATTACGAATTTTACATTTCATTTTCAGTATCAGATTACTTATTTGATTGGGAAAATTCTAAAGTAGATAAACAATTCTTTATTGATAGATTT